ATTGGGTTAATAACCCGCGTGAAAAGTGTGAGTTCTATTAAAAATTCCACAAGCATTTTTAATCCCCGAATGGGGACGCAAGTTTGAAAAACTAGTTCACATTCCCATGCGGGGCTCCCACCTCCCTGACAAGGCTGATCGACCCACCGATCATTTAAGGGGTGTAAAAGACAGGAGCTCCGGTAAAACCAAAAACTTGAAAGTCCTCACCAGCGGCAACATAAATTGCAGCTGTGCCTTTACCACCAGTTGCTGTATTATGATTATTGCTCTCAAGAGCAATATTCATAGCATTTCCCATTGGATGAAACAGCGACACATTAGTAGGGTCGCTCAATTTCACAGTTGAGAATCTGGTTGGCTGTGCGTAAGGAATTTCAAATTCTAGAGCTTTCATGTCTCTTGTAGTTATCGCAGTGCCAGATCCGGTATATTCCGAGTTCACCAACATATCAACAGTTGTTTGCTCAGAATTTGCCGTATCATATGTGGTGCCAACATAACCATAAACAGTACTAGACCCAATATATCTACGAACTGTAGCTGTTGCGAAAATGTCTGTATGCCAAAACATCTTATATCTAATGCTACCTCGCCAACCGGCGTGCATGGCAGCAATAAAATGTATAGGATTAGTGGCGTACTGATATCCAGTATTAGCACCAATAGTGTCAGGACCTCCTCCTTTTAATTTCCGAAAATATGGAAAAGTACTCATGTTATAAGACATGATACCAGGATTGTTCATTCCGGTTCCGATACCGCGATAAAAGACGTAACGCTTTGCAAGCTGACGTAGTGAACCAACACGTTCACCAAAGAAAACTAAAGATTTCATATGAACTGCGTCATCCTTTTCCCCAATAAGGTGAACGTTTTCTTCTGGTTGCTCGGGAGCATCCTCAGGAGAATCAACCATTTCAATGGTTGAATCAGCTGTGGCCAGAAAAGAATTTTTCATCATAGGAAAAGTAGGATTTGCAAGTTCGAAATCATCGCCAGCTGAAATAAAAACTGCAATGTGCACGTCTGTAATTCCATCAGGTTGTGCCAACTCATTCAACACTCTCACCGCCAAAATGCCATTGGAAAAAGCCCCTCCAGTTGCAGAGGCTGTAACATCCCAACAATCTGGGATAGACGTTGATGTTATCGCATATGGACGAGATTGAAACCAAGGGATCTCAACAGTGAAATCTCTGGTTTCTGCGATATCAACAATCATGGCAAAATTGGTATTAAAAGGGTCTAAAGGGACACCTCCATCCATAGTTTTAAGAAGCGTAGCTGGTTCATAAATGATAGCTAAACGACCTCTTGTAAACTGAGATGCGATCACTTTAAAACGATATTTGAGGCTTCCAGACCAATAACCAAAAGGCAATGACATATAGTGCAAAAGCGTGGGATTCACCTCTTTCCCAACACCATGATAGATGTTTGGGGTCACCGGAACAGAAAAGATATAATCTTTTGGATTGTCCAAGTGTGTCCATGGGAAAGTGACGAAATAGCTCTCAATCCTTTTACAAAGATCAAGAGACATGGTATCCTCACTGCTAGCAGCCCCACTAGTTAGTGGGTCTATAGTTAGCTCTTGCTTCCTCGTGAGAGAGAGTTTCTGTATAGATTCTATCCCATCCGAGACTGCAAGGCCATCAAGCGGAGTATTTCTGACTCGTGTAATATTATTAACATCCACAGGTTTAGAAAACCCAAACAAAGCAGCAATAGAACCAATCGCCTTGGCACCGATGTTGGTCGCGAGAGCAAACTTACCAATAATAGGAGTGTCAGACAACTTGCCTGCAGCATCTGCCACAGCACTTGCAATGCTAGAGACGGGTCCATTAGTCGCATATTCACTCTTCTCTTTCGGGATTTTAGTGATGCGTGGGCCTTTCTTAGCAGTAGGAGCATGCGCTGTAGGAGCAGTAAGCACAACGTCATCAAGACAAGCAAAAATGGTAATAGAAACAGGATCTGTCCCACCATTTAGCTGAGTCAAGTTTGATAGAGACATAACAGTAACTGTTCCAGGTGTCTCAGACATTGAGCTACGCGTAGCTAAGTTGATATAGTTTTCTGGCCATAGAAACGGCACACAAAGACATCCACCCTTAGAGGTACTGGCATTTAAGAAAACTCTCGGCTTTTGAGATTGATGTATCATTCTTCCAAAAGTCGTGGTACCACCTCTTACAACACCCATATAATTATAGGAAGCCAGCAAAATGCCAGCATGCTGAGGAGTACCATTAAGCATAAAGGTAACTCTTAAATTACCTCGCACCAACATATAG